CTTCACCATGTTTCCTTTGATGATGTTCAATCTTTTTGATTTCTTTTCTCATTGGTTTCGGAGTAGCTGCCATCTTAATTCTCTCTTTGTTTCTTAGATTGTGGACTAAACGAGCTTGTCAACGGCAATGGCGGCTTTCCACCAGGCGGACGGAAGCGCGGCTGTTCAGTACATAATTGCGGTGATGTAGGGACAGAAGGCTTCTTCTGTGCGCCTAAAATGGGTATTCTTGGCATAGTTTATCCTCGCTAAGTAAAGGGAGTTAGACTCCCCTTACAATTTATTTATTAGCCATCTTCTCGCGTGTGTAGTGACCTTTTGACAGTGATCTGTCATCATGGCCGTCGATCTTCTTTCTTACCATCTCGTAAGAATTCGATCCACCTGCTGGAGGAACTTTAGCTTTGTTCTCACCAATCTTAGAATAGTGAGCACCTGCATCACCCTTCCCAGATCCACCCGACGATGTGTTTTTGTAGCTATTGGACATTGTTAACCTCTTGTTGTTCTTTTGTATTTTCCATTTCTTTCATACTTTGAATCAATGAAAAAACGTCAACAAAATCTTTAACGCCCATTGATTCGATCTCTTTTGCTGCCTTGGCCGTATCCAATGCAGTGAGAGCCTTCTGATGCTCCGATTCGTTAAACTTCGTATGGATGGAGACTTGTTCAAGCCTTCCGCGCATCTCTCTTTCTGCTGCTAGGCTGCGATCAGAGATAGCTTTTGATTGCAGGCTCTCATTGACCACTTGTTGATTCTGCATCTGAAGTTGAGCCATTTGTTGCTCAGTCTGCTGTTGCTGCTGTTGCTGCTTCTGAATAGCTTCAATAAGTTGGTCTTTATCTTGAATATCAAGGTCAACAAGGACTTGATCAGGAGGTATTGGGAATCCGTCTTTCCAGAGGAAGTAACGCTCTCTAAAGGCAAGCTGACGAGATGTATCGGTAAGAGGCGCACGAGCGACGACTGAATCATATTTCTGGAAGGATTTGTCTCTGAATTCGTTTGTAGGCTCTTCCTCGATCATCTTCCTAATCTTGCCGAGCGTGTAGTTCTTCTGGATAAGTGCCCAATGGAGTCGGCCAGCATTCGTTTGCGAAAGATCGAGATTGTCGAATAGCTCTTGGAGAGTCGTAAGAGCAGCTCCTTGACGGAGTTGCTCAGTGATACCCACATCGCTGTCTTCAGCTTGTCCCAATAACTCTGGTGTAACTCCTGCATTTGATTGTATATCCTGTTTTAATAGCTCTGTCACATTGAAATTAGCAGGGTTAATGTTAGCCCCTGGCTTGTCTGCTATTGCTTGGAGTCTTCCTTTCTTAAAGAATCTGACTTTACCAGGTCCGACTTTGAAAGCATCACTGTCATCAACGAGGGCGTCCTCTTCGATATCAACACCACTGAATTGAGCAGCGAGCAAGTCCATTTCGAGCTGCTTGCGATAGTTATATAGATATTGAGGGTCCCGTATGTTCCGTATGATACCTTGATATCTGAATGCGTAATTGTTATTCGCTGTGTCGTGATACCCCACAAAAGGAGTAAATGGATAGAAGTCCACGCCAAGAGGATTAGGGCCGTCATAAAAACAAGTGTTATTAACAATAATTGCAAGATGTACTGTAGGAACTTTTTCTTTGACAATGACAATATTCGGAAACTTGGCTTTCATAAACGCCATTTCTTCTGAACTAAAGTCAACCTCTGTCGATTCGTATGTCTCAGGATCTACTATGAATGTACCCATACGCTCTGCCAGATACCAATACTCATCATAAGCGAGGAATCCTTTACGCCTGATGTTGTATTGCTGAGGCATAAAGGTGAATTTAGTATCAAAATAGGCTTGGTCATTAAGAAGATCAATGTCTTTCTCTCGTCCCGGGAGAAGCTGTTTTACCTGATCTTTATGCAGATATTTACGTGTACGGATAAACTGACAATCAGATAAATCCATCTCTTTCCAAAAGGCATCCATCATTATCATATCTGCGCTGAAACATTCTGTTCGGAGATCGCCGCAGATTGGATCGCGTCTATAGTCAATCCATGAGTGCATTAGAGATAGACCAGTGATACCGGCTGCTTCTTTGAAGCATTTGGATATGGTATTGTATGTATTATCGTTAGAATAGGCTGATTGAATGACTTTGGTTGCTTGTGAAGCCGTATGAGAGCTTGAACCATGTACAGGAATGATCTTCGTTCCTTTACGATGTTGTCGCTGCCTTCCGCATACCATATTGACTACTGGCATCGAGACATTGAATATCCATTTCTGATGCTCGTAGTTGAGTCCTGAATATAGATTGAGATATCGCTGATCGCCTAGATAGACTTTTCTGTCTATTAACTGTTCCCAGAAGAAGAGTTGCCATGCTGATAGGTTAGCCTGATACCGAGAGTCAGCTTCGGCAACTATATCGCTGTGTCCGTCTTTTTGGTACCCGCTGTATATATTTGGGACTACCTGACTTCTTTCGAGCATACCGCTACTCATGTCATACCTATATTAAAATCTACATTATGCACATTATAGATTATCTTCCAACGAAAGGTGATTGAGGTCCAAGTCTCGGCATTGGCTTGGGACCAAAACCAGCATTTGATTTTAGTTGCATTAGCTTTTCTGGAGTCATAGAGCCAGGTCCGCGGCCATATTGAGTACGGGCATTGGCCATATAGCGTATGGAATCGGCAGCGTGAGAACAATTATGAACAATAGCACCATTAGAAAGGGAAAAATGCTCTATTTCTGGAACACTCATACACCATACATCTTCAAGATAATCCAACGGCTTTACGCTTTCTATAATCAGCTGCTTTGCAGTTTGGGTGACAATATTTTGATTGATGACCATTTTTTCTAACCATCGCCATAAATTCTTTATTACAGAAAAGACAAGGTTTTGGTTCTCTTTTCCATTTAGTCCAGTTTTTTGTCCTTTCTGCATTTCTTTTGTGCCATATCCTACCTTCCTCAGATCTATGCCATTCAGCGGCTTTTCTTCTACATTCATCATTGGGTTTTCTTTGTTTAGCCGAGTATTCATGCCACGTTTTTGACAAATGTTCGTTTGAAGGCAAACATTCCAAATTGGACAATAAATTATTTCTTGGATTGCTATCTTTATGATGGATGTGACAGCCTTTAGGTATTTCACCAAATGCACTTTTCCATACATCTCTATGGAGTTTTTTTCCTCCCCTTGTGAGATATGTTTCATTAGGCCATATTCTGTATAATCCACCATCGAAATATTGTGTAAGTTCGTCAAGGACGATTGGATCTCTATATAGGGAATCAGGGATTTTGCGGATTTCCAACCGTTCACTGTTAGAAATAAATGCTCCGGCGTACATCTCACCGTAAGTCCGTCTACAAACTTCACCTCTACAAGTTGGGCATTTTTCCTTGTTATTCTCGGATTTGTGTAATGTTTCCAGCCACATAATGTTAAAACCTCCCCATTTTTAGGTAGATTCATTATCTGACACATTCCGTTATGAGTCAACACAAATGTATCACCTGTAAAACACCAGTCGTGGAGTGGTGTTTCGGAATAGCTTTGGGTTTTGTCATTGTATTTCTTGTGATAGTTTTCTAAGCATTTGAGAAGGTGAATGCATTTGGTCTGATCGAAATATGCAATAGAGAGCAACGATCGCACCGCTTCAATACCAATGTTTATGTCTGTTTCCCTTTCAAGAACAGTTGTTTTTAGCCCTTGCTCCCAGGCAACATCCTGCAATGTCCTACCAGTCTGAATAGACCCTGATCCTGCATCGTGAGGCATGTAATGCGTTCCATAGACATAGGGTTTGTTCTGAATGACCTTGGCATAGTGAGCTATTCCCTCTCCTTGGTTTTCGTAGAAGTCGATGATTCTACATTCTCCACCGATCTCTTGCCAAAATACGATACTGGTACTATCTCCATAGCCAATATCCCATGCTGTATGGACTGGTGATCGTGTGTCATAGGGAACGTTACATATACGTTTCTCATCTCGTGCTTTCTCAATAAGTCTTCCATAATAGGAACCTTCTACACCTCTATTGAATGAACAATAATATTCTTGTTGGATGACTTCTTCATTGACTCCCTCATTTCTGATCTGATTGATGTCTTCATCTGTTAGCACTCCTGTATCTTTAATGCTAAGAACTTCGCAAAACCAGTTGGGATTGCTACGAGCCATGCACATCAAATCATAAAAATGATTCTTACCACGAGGTGTACTTATGAAGAGTGCATAGCCTTTATTGACATCCAGAATAGGACGGAGATACTCCCAAGCAGCAGGAGACTGGATAGCATATTCTGAGAAAATGATAATTTTAGGATTAGTCCCCACAAGACTATCAATATTATCGCTGCCAATAAGTTGATAGAGACTTCCATTTGTAAGCCTTATTTGCATTTGTTGGCCGTTTTTGGACTCGATAAGTTCGGAGGGAATATAATCAAGGATGCGTTTCCCATCATTAGTAGATGAGTCCCAAATGACTTTCTTTGCTTGGGAATAGGTAGGGAGAATATGAAAGGCAGTCCAACCGGGATTTAGTAGTAACTGGAAAATGCACCAGTTAAAAGCGGTAACGTCTTTACCACCTCTACGATGAACCACCCACACAGCACGTTTAACGCCACTGTTAAGAGCCTGGATTACTTTGGTCTGATATTGGCGCGGTTGGAAGGTTAGAGCCAATGGCGAGGCCATGCGGAACCTGTAGAGTGATATTAGTTTGCTTTACGCCTTCTTCTTGTTTTCTGAGGTCGGAATCGAACTTTTTCTCTTCCCGCATGTACTCATTAATGTCAGTATCATAATTACCAACATGTGCGCGATAAATTGAACTATCTAGTAATCCAGATTGCGAAGAACGTAATCTATTAATACCAATTTGTTCTTTTCCTTCTAAGAATAGTGCACGAAACTCTTCAGTTTCTCTTGACCAATTTCTAAAGATTCCAGAATGTAAACCTATGGAAACACAGAACATAGGAACGGTAAGAGCTTCAGGATTATTCGTAGCCCATTTAACAAAATCCTTTCCGATTTTGATACGGTCATATTCTTGTGGTCTGCCGCCTGGATGGGTCATTGTATCTCTAGGTGTGTTTTGATTTTGATATCTTCAGGTTCACCATCAAAGTTTTTCTTTGCTTCTTCGATATAGTGCCTAATATTTGGGTCATCTACTGTCATAGTCAGTGATTCATACACTAGGAATTTGTGACGATAGGTGCGTTCTGAATCTTTGAGTATGACGGTGAGTTCGAGCATAATTTCAATATATTTTAAGATTTAAGTTTAAGTCAAGGGGAGTTCTAGTTG